GTTGTTGAAACGTAAGCGCTTGTAACATTTTTAGCTATATCAATTTTCATTTTAGACGTAACTATTGCGGCGCCGGTTTCACTATATCGTTGTTGTTTAACGCCTGTAGCTATATCACTTTCTATGCCACTTACTTTTTGATTATATGAATCAATCATTGCACCTGGATTACCCATGCCTACCTGAGAAAGCTCTGTAACTGTAGTTTCTTGTCTACGTGCAAGACTAGCTTGTGCCGCTGCTTCTATCTTAGTGTCAATAACATCTTTTAATTGAAACCTACTAGTAAGTTCCATTTGATCAAAACGATCCATAAATTTTTGGCGTGTAAATCTGTTAGTTCCAATTTTATCTAACACTTGTGTACGCAAATCTTCTGTTTGCGATTTCCACATATTGTCACCACCAAAAACATTACTTAATTTTTTTTCACGCTCCAGATCATACGCTGCCTGGCGTATACCTTCTTCTGCTTCTAGAAGTCCTTCATTTAACAACAACTCTTGTTCAGCATTGTAACGCATCTTAGCGTATGCACCGACTGATTGAATAAGCGCTGAAGCTGGTGCGCTTTTAGCTAGTTCTGCTTGAGCAACAGCGCTAGGAGACATTCTTGCACTTATAGATCTTCCAGGGGCATCTGAAGTAGGAGCAAGCTGCGATGTGTATTTTGGTATTCGTAATGCCATTGTTAATCCCCACCTATAAGACCAGCTTCATAACCAAACTTAGCTGCATCACCTAATCCGCTAATTAACGATGCAGTACCTTGAGCGCGAGCAGAAGCAGCAGCCATACCACCTTCCATACGTGACAACTCAGCATTTAACTCAGCTTCTTCTTGAGCATCTGTAATCTGCATGTTTGTTATTTTATTATTAAACTCACGAATTTTTGTTTCGTAATCAAACTCACGAGCATTTTGTCTTAAAACCGCCATAGGAGTTCCTTGGCTCATATCAAATCCAGCATAACCAAAACCAGCTTTTGCTGAACCTTGAACATCTCTTTCAAATGCGATTGCCGTTCTTTCTTGTTCAACAAGATAATTTGAATTTATAATTCCTCTTTGTCGTTCAAGTAAATCAATATCACGTTCAATTATTTTTGCATTAAACTCACCAGCACGTAATGCAGCAGCCGCTGCTCTATCACTTGCTTTTTTACTTTGAAGACCGCCAACAACCTGCATTCCAGTTGATATAAGCGCTAAAGGATTACACATTATTTAACTCACTTATCAAATGTATTCATGCGTGGATAGAACGCAAGAACGGTCATTGGTAAAGGCTGACCTTGTTTTATAAATACACGATCATCGTCATCAAATCCACCAGGGAACTCTATATCTTTATCACCAGTAAACATAGGAACAGCGGTATCCATATCCATAGAACTATCTCTAAAAAATATTCTATCTACTTCGCCACTGTCATTACCCACTTCAGCACCCACAGTTTCAAAAAATCTAATTGTAATTCCATGCACACGTTTCGGTTTACCTTGACTAGTGCCATCTACAGATCCAGATTCGATTCTTAATGTTTGCATACTACTATCATAACCATAGCCAACAGCGGCTGTTGTTGATGAAAAATCTAAACTAATAGATCCACTACTTACAGTTTTATCAGGATGTGATGCACCGTTACCTAATACTTGTAATGTTTCACCTTCTAAATGATATAAAGCAGAAAGAGTGTTTGCAGAGCTACCGCTGTAAGACAAGCCACTATCTACAAAAAATGCACCTGTTGTGCTATTTCCAAAATCAAATAGTTTTAATTTTTCAACATACCTTTTTGTAACACTATTAATTGTACGTTTTACAATCATATATAATTCATCTTCGCCAGTGTCTGTAGGCAAAGTAGCAATACTTTCAACTACAGCTTGACCACCACTAAACGCGCCACCAATAATATGCTTATGCCAAGCAACGACTTCTTCTTCGCGGCGATACGTTAAACCTAAAAGCGTACCGTCAGCCCTAATACACCACACAACGCTGTCGGGCTCTTGCTGAAACGCCATTTGCACTAGGCCACCTTCAGTTACATGTTCTGCTAAAATTGTCATGTCAGGCGCTGAATAACCGCCGGTGTTTACATCACCAACAAATTTAAACTCTCTTATTTTTCTTTTGCCGCGCTGGGCAAACAAAGTAACGTCAGCAACCTGCACCGGTTCTATTTGCGCTGTACCATAATTAGAATATTTACGAATAAGTGTTGTTGTCGGTGTAACAGGTCCATCATTTGTTGATGTTAAAACATATTCGCCGCCAGATGTTCCAACAGTTAAAACTCTAGTAGCTGATAAAAACCGTATTGCGTTAACTTGATTTGATGCAATCGTATATATTAGTGCATCGTTATCACCAGTGCCTACTGTAAAATTATCGTAATCACCATTTTTGCTAAAGAATAATGTTTGTGGGTTATTGTTTGTATTCCCGAAAACTAACCTTTGTTCAAAAAAAGAGACAACACTGGGTCTATTATTAGCGCCACTTAATGCAGGGCTAGGAGATCCAGTTATTGATAACGTAGCAAATGTCCAGGCGTTATGATCTGTTCTAGTTAATGTACGTATATCATAAGAGGGATGCACAATATACATTGTATCAGCAGATTGAGCAAAACGAAGGTCAAACAAATCTGCTTCAGCGTATGGTGTGGCAGTTTCATATATTTCTGTAGCCGTTCCACCTGATGTAAATGTTGTAAAGCTTGTTGTATTTATAGCAACACCAAACAAATCTGTTAGCGTAAATGTATTAGTTGTAGAATTTGCAACAAGATAGTTACGAGTATTAAGCTCTGTCATACCACCAACACTATCAATATAAACTTCATCGCCATTACTAAAACCATGACTGTTACTAGTTAAAACGCCTGGGTTAGCTTTAGTTATTGCTGTTATTGTTTTGGCAGAACTATTTAAAACTTGTAAATCATTACGATATACACGCATAATTTGATTGCCAAATTCTAAAATATATGTGTCTGAAGTTTTAAACTGAAATGGAATAAGTCTAGTTTTGACAGAACTGCTTTTTACTTCACCAAGATATACTGTGCCAGGTCTACGTGTTACACCACCATGAGGCATAACAACCATGTTTGTAAGGTCTGACAAACCCTCACGATACTTTTCTATATTGGTACGGCCCTCTAGCCTAGGACTTATTTCACCTGCTGTAAAAGAACTAAACGCCGGTGCAGAACGTGCCATTAGAACCTGCTTTCAATAAAGTCACTTGCCTCTAGGCGTTGCGTTGCGCCCTCTGTTGCATCGTTAAATCGTGCTTCATTTATTTTAGCTTCATACAAAGATGTTTGTATTTGCACCATGCTAGTAGAACCTGTAATGGCGTAGCATATTTCAGCAGATAACCTTGCCGCTAACGCTTCTATAAGACTAGCATCATAAAGCTGTGTATCAGTTACTCGTCCAATATATTTTATTTGTGCGCTACCTTCATCAGTAAGCAGCTTGCGGCCTTCTATAACAAATACCGGACCACCAGAATTGTTAGTAATGTTGTCTTGCGGATATGAAAGAGAACCATTGCTAAATTCTAAAACACGCAAACAAAAAGGGTCTGTTGGCAGTAAGTATTGAAATGCATAACCATATGCTGGAGCAGTAGTTTCCTGAGCTAGACTTGCTCTGTTTGTTAAACAATTCCAAGGATGAGCCCTAAAGACAGTATCTCTTACTGATTCGTATCTTTGATTAACAACTCGTGCTGCTTTACTGTTTTCATCTAATGAAGAAATATTAGAAGCGCCTAGATTGTTAAGCGCAAAGTTTGCAATATCAACTGTACTAGCCATCTTTACCTATCCTGTAAAAGAAGGGGCGGCGAACCGCCCCAACCTAATTAGTCAACTACATACTTGATAGTTACTTCGATAGTGCCTGTACCAGCAGCACCACCCATAGTTGCGGTAACAGCAACACCGTCTTCATTAGTGTCTGTCTCTGTACCTGAGCCAAGAGCCAAGGTAGCAAGGATGTCCACTTTCTGAGCAGATGTTGATGCAGCAGCAGCTTTATAAGCAGCAGCGGCAGCAGAAACAGCAGTGCCAGCCGCATTAGTATGCGCGGCGTATCCTACTGACAAAGTTGTTGATGAACCAAGAGCATCGTGTGCTAGTGACCCTTCAAGCAATCTTGCGCCATCTGGAAGTATAAACATCTCAATAACATCACCAGATGCTAAAGAAGATGCTTCGTATGTGCCATGAGCAACACGGACCCTGCCGCCTAGCTCATTCGCCTTGTTCATCACGGCTGGAGTAGCTCGTGTGTTAGTGCGTTGTGTTGAATAAACAGTAGCCATTAGTCAATCTCCTTATTCGTTACACGCAATTTCTACTACTTTTTCCTCTTCCATGCGAGTTGCCCCGATGGTTTGGCAGTAATAGACTTGCGTTGAGTATGACTTGTCAGCACGTTCATCAATACGTGCAGCCGGCTCTTTGCCAACTGCAAGCTTCAGACCGTCTTGCGCGAACGCAATGACCTGGCGATCAGAGTTTGAATCAGTGTTTAGTCGGTTACTTACTATGAAGTTAAACCCTACAAACGATGAAACCTCACCTTGAGCCAGAGCC